CCCACACGGGGGGACCACTATACCCACAAGGAGTATTTCTAGTGTCGACGCCCGTTCCGCTTAAATGGGATGAAATGAAACATATCATCACATATTACGGCGGCGTAATTGACTCTCCACGATCATGGACCGGGAGTGCCGATAACGAAAGGACGAAGACGGGTATGCGAGTACTAAATTGGCGCAAACTTATCGCCAATAATCAGAGTGCTACTTCTCCTTATCTGGTGAGTGGCAAGCACTTCTCTTCAAAAGAGGGGAGTGCTCGTAAGGATTATATCCAGTACGGGCCCTATAGTTATAGGACCGGCAGCTACGCTAGTGTTTTCGGCGACATAGCCGCCTACGTGGCTGAGGTAAATCGCTGGGATAGCCCAACGCCTCCGATACTCGCGGCGTCTCAATCAGTATGTGACGCGGCGTACTTTGGCTTCTTGAAGAAGATCCGCGGGAAGCAGACCAGCGTTCAAGGTCTTGTCTTTCTCGGTGAATCCAGGGAGACTATTCGTATGCTTGTTAGCCCAGCCAAGTCGTTTCGCAAGATGCTTACGACTTATATCTCTCGCAGCAAGCGCGCCATTGCAGTTCGACGCGCATATCGTGGGAGACGAAACCCTGGTGTGTCCTCGGTCGTCTTCGACCGGGGTTCATACAAGGAAATCGGCAGGGCGCTATCTGACCTCTGGTTGGAGTTCTCATTCGGGGCTCAGCCTCTCCTTTCAGACATGAAAGGTATCTGTGAGGCTGTTCAAAAGTCTGACGCTCGTCCGCGCGTTGTACGCATTTCGGATTTTGCGAATAATGACTCCCGTACTAACGTACCTATAGAGTGTGGTCTCACGACCGATATAACTCTTAGAGTACGTGTAGATGAGACGATAAGGGATGGCTGTCGTTACACCGGCGCCCTTGACTGGAAATCCCAGCCAAGAAGTGTCGAGCGGTTGAACGAGTTATGCGGCTTCCAGCTGCGTGACTTCGTACCTTCCGTTTACGAGCTTATTCCTTATTCGTTTGTTGTCGATTATTTCTCCACAGTTGGGGACGTCATCGGCGCAGCTTTCACCGCTACCAACAACATGTTGTGGTGGTCAAGAACCAGGAGACGAATACAGACCACGACGTGGTCCGTTATTGGCGCTTACGATGCAAATCCAGGCGTCCCGGGCAATTGCTCGGCGAGTGGTTCCGAGGCAACTCGTGAACTTTTCCATGTTCAAAGGGATATTCCTTCCCTGTGGGATGTGCCACACATAACCTTGCGGTTACCTGGCCTCTCCACTAAATGGATCAACCTGGCCGCGCTTTTGGCGCAGGCTAAACTTTAATCTCACATCGAGGCCAATAAAATGGCATATTCGCCCTCTTCGCCTGTCACAGGCGGGGCCCAAACGGGTTTGACTTCACCGACCTACACCTTGACTGCTATGCAGGCTCCCGAACCAAATGGGATTCAGCATGCTGTTACGGCGTTGGGTGGCACCCAGGCGGGTGTCTCCGTTCACAGTGCGAGCTCGCCGTTTACGGCGACGTTTGTGCGTCCGAAAGTCCTCAAGACTCTTGGTACACCTGTGAATGGCGTCCTCAAGTCCATTCCGCGGAACGAGTACAAGTTGATCGTCCGAAAGGGCGTGATACCTCTTTCCGGTCAGGCGCCTTTGCCGGCGTCTGTAACGGTGAGCCTCAACATCCCAGCGGGATCTGATCTTGTATCGCCTGCAGAAGTGCGGGCTATGTGCTCGCTGGCTTTTGGCTTACTCAGCCAACAGTCGGCTGGCATCGGTGACAGCTGTGTCGCTGGTGTCTAAAGCGAGTGCAAGGACGCGGTTGAAGTCGACTGAAAACTCCTTTCAACAGTTGTTGCGGAGATGGATCCCATGGGCCTTTGCTCTGATGTTCTTTATTTCAGTGTGTGCCTTGATCTCTATCCTTATTTGGCTGATATACGATCTTCAGAACTTGAAGATCCCAGCCTATCGATCCAAGCCGTACACGCAGATGCACTTCGAAAGTCCATCGTCAAGAAGTTTCAAGACGAAATTGGACCAAGTGCCGATCTTGCGGCTCTAGAGAAATTCAGAGCTAGCAATCGTGCGTGTCAAACCTGGGAGATAGATCCCGGTGCGCCGTGGGTGATGGAGTACATGCTTGGTGAAGTTAAAGCTGAGCTTTATAACTTCTTCTACCCTGGCGGTGAGCCGCTCCTGGATGAGCCTCGTATATGGCGTGAAGCCGATATTGGGCCCGGGACGGCTGCGGGTGTCGAAGGCTTTTCATTCCTCCACAAGAGGGGTTTAGAGCCAGTTACGGCATCTTCGGTTTGGCTTTTTGACGCCTGGAAGGCGTCGTTCGCCAATGATGGTGTACGCGTTCTAGCCGACATGTGTCGGCGTCGAATTGCAGGGACCGATTGGCGATTGATCAATGAAGGCACGCTAACTTTTGCTCCGAAAACTTCGGAAGTTTCGCGCGCAATCCAGCCACAACCCTCGATCAATATGGAATACCAAAAAGGATGCGGTGCCTTAATAAATAGTAGGCTAACAACCTTCTATGGCATCGATCTCCGTGTCCAGCCTCGGTTAAACCAAGAACTGGCACGGCGAGGGAGTGTCGACGGACGATTCGGGACAATTGACCTAGAATCTGCGTCCGACCGAAATTCACTGAAAATGCTGAAAGAGGTTCTACCTCGTGAAGTGTTTAGGTGGTTATCCTTAGGGCGAGTGCCGAAAGTCAAGTACCCTGACGGCGAGGTTGAAGAACTCCATATGTTTTCAACAATGGGGAACGGATATACCTTTAGTCTTCAGACCGTCCTTTTCTGCGCGGTTGTCGCGGCCGTTTACAGAATGCTGGAGATCCCAGCTTACTGGCCACGAGTCAGGATTAGGCAACCATGGAGGTTTGCCGACTCTTGGCTTGATCCAACTCGATTTGTAATCGAGCGGCTTGGAAACATTGGCGTCTTTGGCGACGATATCGTCGTTGACGCTAGAGCTTACGACTTAACATGCCGTACGCTCGAGTTTCTTGGCCATAGGGTCAACCGTGATAAGTCCTTCAATGAGGGCTTCTTCCGTGAATCCTGTGGCACCGATTGGTTTAAAGGTGCCAACGTCAGAGGCGTGTACTGCAAAACGCTGAAGACTGATCAGGATGTTCTCTCTCTTACCAACAGGCTCATCGCCTGGTCAGTTAAGACTGGGATTGATCTGCCCGTCACCCTCGAAACACTGCGTGGCATGTTACAGCGGCAACCGCCGTTGGTGCCACACTTCGAGGATGATCAGGCGGGTCTAAAAGTCCCACTTGACGCCATTGGTCGGACCAGAAGGAACAGCAACGGCTCGTTCGCCTACGGGCGATACAGAGTTAAGCCGAAACGCCTATGGTTCTTAGATGGGTTCGCTGAGGACAGCGTTTATCTTCATTGCCGGAACGAACCGGCCGCTTATCTAGCAGCGCTAAGAGGAGAACTTAGGGGCGGCATGCTTTCCGTTAGAATTTGGAAAGTTGCCTATCACTATCGCTGGGCGGTCACTCCGTGTTGGGAGGACCGACGGCTGGCGCCGGCTCTGTTTGAGCCGGTGGGCTACCTGCGCTGGTTATGCGCGGTGACATCGTTCCTGACAGGCAACGTTGTCGAGCCGGGATAGGATTCCCAAAGCCAGG